CTACTCTTTCTCCTCTCTTTTTTTTTAGCAGGCGTTGTCGTCACGCTGTTAGGCTAAATCCACTTTTTCGGAGGGGGTGGGGCACCACAAAATTTTTACACAGCCGCCCGACCCTCCCCCCCCCTATCACACATCCGGGCAAACCCGCACAGGGTAAACCCTCATAGGGTTTCTACTGATAGGGTAAACACTAATAGGGTAAACGATAGTAGGGTAAACCCTGATGCAACAGACGCATGAGGTTATGCGTAAGATGCATTGTTTCACCTATGAATCAGCGAGGGTGAGGGACGAGGATGGTGCTTTTCCTGTGGACTTCCCAGGGGTCTTGCCCTTGCTTGCCCTTGTCGGTGTTTCATGTGAAACATTCGAAGCGAAGCGACCATTGAGCGGGTGGATTGACCGCCACAATTCCAGGCATTCGTTGAAGCCTACAGTGATGTCACCATCACCGGCATCTAGTAGGATTTCCCTTTGTTCGGGCGTGATTGGCCTGTGGAAAATCCGGGTGTCCTGACGGCATGGTCTGGCCATTAGCGTTTGCTCACATTGTTGATTGTTCAGGCCCTGGATTCTAAGGGTTTCCCCTAGTGGTCAATTAGGGTTTGTCCCTATTCCCAGGTGTTCAGATGCCTATACAATACCCTCATGCCCTAGCACATCGCACGGGGTCTCTTAAGGAAGCATCATGCAAAACATCACCACACTCAGCGCCAAGGCCCTGGCCTATTTCGTCAAGCCTATGGACTATGTCACCAATGGTTCGGACATTGGGCGCTACTTTGGCACTACCAAGCGTGGTGTCCATGTTGTCGCCTGGGGTGACAAGCGTGACGATTTTGAGACGGCAGAGAAACTGGTCTCTTACCTGGAGCGTCACTCAGCCTAATCAATCCCGTGCCCTTCGGGGCACTCAATCCCTCAGGGTCTATTAAGGAAACATCATGACAACAATCGCAATTGTCGGGTATGAACAAGAGGGCTATTGCCAGCACTGCGGCCGTGCCCTCAAGCACTGCGTCCGACTTGGGGACGGCTCGATTGTCGGGGCTGACTGCTTCGATAAGAAACTGACTAAGCCCAAAGTCTATCAGGGCAAAGCCTACAGAGTCGGCGCTGAGAAAGTGCGCGAGCTTGCCAAAGTAGCCCAGTTTTGGACGCCCAGTCGTCAAGCCCTGGCTGGCTACTATCCATCACACTTCATTTTTGAATCAGCCTAACAGCCTACCCTATAGCATCCACTGGGTGCTATGTGGTGCGCTGTTGCACTAATGCCCTTCGGGGTCTATTTGGAGCATTTCGTATGCGAATCATTCCGATCACTAAAGCAGCTGCTACTGCGGTCTGCGGGTCTGTCACCCAGACAACCAAAATGCCATGCCGCTCATTCTCCCTGCCTACTGAATCCTGCCAAACAGGGTTCCGCATGGCCAAGATAGCAGGCTCAATCTGTGCCAACTGCTACGCGGACAAGGGCAACTATGCCATGTACGCTAAGACGATCAAGCCTGCCCAATTTGCCCGTCTGGATAGCGTCTGGCTCGCAATGGATAGCACAGACCATGCTGAAGCCTGGGTGTCTGGCATGGTGGCTCACATTGGCCATGATTCATATTTTCGCTGGCACGATAGCGGAGACATCCAGGGTCTGGCTCATCTGGAACTAATCGCTAGCGTCTGCAATGCAACACCCGATTGCCAGCATTGGTTGCCCACACGGGAATATGGCATTGTTAAGGACTACATTGCCAAGCATGGGTCTATCCCTGCTAATCTGACAATCCGTCTGTCAGCCATGTATCCAGATCAGCCTGTAAAACTGCCTGCTAGTTTGCAGGGCATCCCTGGAATCACTGCATCCAATGTGCATACATCAGGCAAGCCGGTACATGGCCAATCCTGCAATGCACCCGCTCAAAATGGGGAATGCCGGGATTGCCGTCTGTGCTGGACGGATGGTATCGTTTCGTATGCTTTGCACTAATGGAGGACACTATGGCTCAAAGAATCATTCTCGGAATCGTCTACTTGCTGGCCATTGCCGTGTTGTTTGCCGACCTGCTCGTCTGGAGGGCCTGAAGTGCGAACCATTCAGCACACCTATTCCGCAGGGTCAGGAATCGAACTAGATTGCGAATTGGAATATGACCCAGGCGAACCCGCAAACACTGATCCAGAGTCACCAACTTGTGGCCCAGCATGGCCTCCAGTAGCCTACCTAATGTCAGCAAAGGTACACGGGCTGGATATCCTGCCTGTCCTAGACCCTCAAATCATCGAACAAATTGAGGTGGCTGCATGCTCTATGCTGGACTAGCGCTGCTGCTTAGGATCATCCTAGGCAAGCGGTAAGAATGGCCCTACGGGGCCGTTTTTGTTGATAGGCTGTTTACAAGTTTGCCGTGTAAGGTATCTTGAGCTTTTCCTGCTGTTGACCCGGGAACAATTCCTCAGCCATCACCATGCGCCCGTTTACTTCATAGGAAACGCGCCCGTACTTGTTTTTCCGCACGCGATCAACCCTGCCGATAAATGGCTCACCAGTGACAGGGTAGACGGCGGTTATCTGCCCAGGCTTTAGGTATTGATGTTTCCAATTTGCTACATGGTTCATGGCAACTCTTCCTTGATTAGCACATCAACCCCAGGCGCGGATGAGTAGACCTTGGTCACATGGAGGCTCACGATTTGGCCATCATCAACATAAACTACCCCATTCAGCCCATCCAGCACCGATTTGGCAAGGTTGTCGATATCGGGTTTCTTGGTTGGCCTCTCCAAGCCCCTTAAACAGGCCTCCAGGCGCTTTTTAGGGTAGGACTTAGGGATAGGTAGCCTAATGTACAGATAGACTGCCACGGGCGTTTCTAGCACTTCAGTTGGCCCCATTGCCTGCTTGGCGGTTGCCCGGACTATCGTTTCATAGTCGCTGGTTTTCCTGGGCGTGTAGGTTCGGACAAAGCCACCGATCTTGGAAAACTTTGGCCTGCCCTTTGGTACTGGGGTTGCGTCAATCGGGAACTGAACCATGAAAGTCACTTTTTACGCTCCTCGTTCATCAGCCGCCGTAGTTCGGTTGCAGCATCCAGGCCCCGTTTGCGCTCAATGGCCGAGATAATTACGCTCCACCAAATCCTGGCCTGCTCTGCCCCAACTTGCCGGGCCTTGCGTTTGTACCGCTCCACCCATTCCCTGGCTTCCGTGCGCCTCATGTGCATCAAGGTCTCCGGTGAGGAATAGGGCGAAATCCACAATACTGGCCGGGTAGGCAACACCCTCGCGGACTTTGTCAAGGATTTTTTGGGCTTGCTCATGGGTCATGGTTTTACGTTCATCTCAATGAGTTTATCCAAGTAGTGCCGGGCCTTGCGTAGGTCTTCTACGCCGCCCTTGTCCTTGTACCGAACCAAATACTTGATGGCATTGCCGCGCAGGAATCCCGAAAACTCCTCCTCGGTCATCCAGGCCTGCATTGCCTCCCAAGGCTGGATCGCTTTGGCCGTGTAGTGTGTGCCTCCGACCTGGGTTTGGTTTGCGCTCATACGCCCCGCCTGATCTGAGCCAGCCGCTCCCGGATGTGGTCAGGCATCGGGACTGTGTTGGCAATACGCTGTTGGTACTCTTGCTCCATTGTGAGGGGCTTTTTGATTTCTGGAATCTCAGCCCCATCCCAACGCTGCTGATTTAAGTAAACAAGTGGTGCTGGGATGAATGCACCGTTGTCTTTTCGCCACTGATCGGTTGTTTTCATCCACTCAACGTGTTTGATGATCTGATCTGCACACGTCTCACAATAGGTCTTCTTCCACTTGGCTAGGCAGGCTGCTTTGCCGCCTTTTCTGAATGACTTTGGCCATGCTGCCCAGAATCGGTCGAATCCACTCTCAAACATTAAGCCTCCTTGTCGTTGAATCATAAACACCATAATTCATATGGTTCACCCAAAAGACCCCCCTACCCCACAGGTGTGAGGAAGGACGAGTTAGGTTCACCCCCCATTGAAGGGATCGTCATGCTACGGATTAAAACCGTATGCCCCAGGCTTGACGATTCGACCAGCCCACCGGATTATTCGGGAACTGCCCCCTAGCCTTTCGGCATACCGGCTACCCTTTTCTTCCACGCCCTCAGGTTGAAGTCTTGCTATCGTGTGGAGTACGGATGTCGAGCAGAAAACAAAAAAGCCGCTTAAGTTCTACCCCCGATCGCGGAACCCCGGGGAAGTTCCGGGGCCGGAGGTAGACTTAAACGGCCTTACTTGCTGTCCGCGACGACAACAATTGCAGTGTCTAGGATTTCTGTGGACTTGTCAAGCCCCTACAAACCACTCGGGTTTGATGACCATTAGCTGATAGACGCGGCCCTGTGGCATCTGCTTCCACTGGTTCACTGCGCCCCTGGACACGCCCAGTATCCGCGCCAGTGCAGCCTGCGAACCCGCCCGTTTGATCGCCTCTTCTTTGGTCATCCGTACAGTGTACTCTACATTCACTGGCCACGGGTTAGGGTAAGTCCCTATGAAAAAGTCTTGTGTGGCGTTAAGAGAACTGTACAATCCACCCCATGCCGCAGCATCCCGCAGCGGTCTTTAAGGAGAGAAGATGAGTATCGAGAATCTGCTCAAGACTAACGTCAACGAGCATACCGAGAAGAAGTCCAACCTGACCTACTTATCGTGGGCATGGGCCTGGGCAGAAGCACTGAAGGCTGATCCAACCGCCACCTTCAAGGTGGAGACGTTCAAGCGAGATCAGTACACAGAAGAGCCGTTCATGACCCTGCCAGGAGGCACTGCTCTGGTCTGGGTCACAGTAACGATCTTTGGTAAGCCCATGACCTGCCAGCTTCCGGTTATGGATCACCGAAACAAGGCTATCCCTAACCCAGATGCGTTTGCGGTCAATACGGCCATCATGCGCTGCATGACTAAAGCTCTTAGCTTACATGGCTTGGGTCTTTACATCTACGCCGGGGAAGATCTGCCCGAGGGTGATGCGCCTGACATTACAGATTGGCTTGCAGCTATCGAGGCCACTGTGACCGGGGAAGAGCTTCAGACGGTCTACAAACAGGCCTACGAGGCTTGCCAAGGCCACCAGGAATCCATCAAGAAGGTGATCGAGGCCAAAGCAGCCAGGATCGCTCGTGCCAAGCAGGAGAAAGTAGCATGAAAGACACCAACACAATTGAAACTTATGACACATGGCTGTCCAAATACGGCGGCTATGCCAACAGCATGACCATGCGCGATTACTTTGCGGCTCAAGTTTTGCAGGGTATTTGGAGTAAATCAGGGGGCGGTTTGCCTGATTGGGCAGAACACGAAATTGACATTGCTGAAGTGGCTTATGAGATGGCAGACGAAATGTTAAAAGTAAGGAGTTACCGTGGATGAGCAGCGCACCGACGAGTGGTTCCAGCAGCGTCTGGGTAAAGTCACCGCCAGCAATTTGCACAAAGTTCTAGCGAAGACCAAAACCGGATATGGTGCTGATCGCGGCCATTACATGACTCAGCTAGTCCTGGAGCGGATCACTGGCAATCGGGCAGAGGGCTACACCAATTCTTCCCTCCAGTGGGGCATTGAGCAAGAGCAGTTCGCGAGGGCTGCATACGAGGCCTATAGGGGCGTTCTGGTGGAAGAAGTGGGGTTTATCCCTCACCCGACCATTGCGATGGCTGGAGCGTCTCCTGATGGCCTTGTAGAGGGTGGCTTGGTTGAGATCAAGTGCCCGGAGTCCAAGACATTCCTAGAAGTGCTACTGTCAAAGAACCCGGTGTCTGCACAGTATTACGCTCAGATGCAATGGCAAATGCGCTGCGCTGACCGACCCTGGTGTGACTATGTTGTTTTTGACCCACGGTTTCCACCGAAAGCCCAACTATTTATTGCTAGGGTAAATAGGGATGACAGGTGGATTGAAGAGGCTGAAACTGAGGTCAAGAAGTTCCTGGCTGAAGTGGATGAAAAAGTGCAAGCGTTGAAACAGAAGATTGGAGAATGAAATGAGCAAAGTGCTGAAAGAGATTTCCTGCGTTACTGGCGAGTACAAGAATGCCCAGGGTGAGGTCAAGAAGCGGTACACCCGCATTGGCAGCATCATTGACACCAAGAACGGTGCAATGCTCAAGCTGGACACGATCCCGCTCAAAGAGGGTGGCTGGGATGGCTGGGCCTACCTGAACGACCCGAAGAAGGAAGAGGGCCAGGAGCGCAAGCCAGTGCGGCAAGCCAAGCCCGATTTCGATGAAGATGTGCCGTTCTGAACATGAACAGCGCCCGACTCGATAAAAGTGATCGGCTGAACAGGGTGTTGAAGTTGCTTGAAGTTGGAGGCGAATTCAGCACTCTAGACATCATCAGACATGCGAATGTCTGCGCTGTCAACTCAATCATCTCAGAGTTGAGACAAAACGGCATCAACATTGCCTGTCAACGCAAAGGCCCATACTGGTACTACACACTGGAGAAATCATGAACCATCACACGATGCAAATCAAAGTCAAAAACGGAGAGCAAAACGTCTTCGTGTCCTTGCTGCAAAACAAGATCCTGCTGTCCATCTACGCACTCAATGGCAGCATGAACATCTCTCTTGATCAAGGACAAGTTGAAGAGTTGATCGAAGCCCTGGAACAAACCCAAGCCAAAGTTAAAGAGGTGACAGCATGAAGAAGTTTTTTGCAGCCATTGGAATCGCCCTGGTGACCACCGGAGCCTGGGCATCTTGTTCTACCCATACCTACACAATGAATGGACGTATGGTTACATGTACTACCTGCTGTTATTTCGGCAACTGTACAACCAACTGTTTCTGATCAATGGCCGAAAGCGGATGCTGTGCTCTAGCGACGATCCAAGTGCTCGGCTTCCAAGCAAAGCACAGACGCAGCGAGTAGGCCACCTTTTATGAACCCATTCGACAAAGACTACAAGGCGCAACTGTCGTTCAGAGATCTAGAGACTGATAGGAAACGCTCTTATCAGGCCTCTAGAGTCCTCAACGACAAGCGCAAGACAGGCGTAGAGCCTTACCCCTCACTGGCAGCCCGAGTTGGGGCTTTTGAGGGCATCAATCCTCGCAAGGTAACGGTAGAAATGCCAAAGATGAAGAAGAGTCGCAGATGAACATCGAAGCAAAAGAAATTGACGGTGAGCTTTGGATCAAGGCATCAGATCACCA